GACAAGGAAACTTTGTACAGTTACCATCAGATGATTGGAAAGATACTCCGACTTCCAGTACGATAAAAGCTTATTATGGGTAAAGGATAAACGCATGGCTACTTTAGAAGAAGAATTATTTTTTAGCAGAATGAATGATCCCGAGTTAGCGCAAAACACAATGCCGCTAAACTTTGCTTCACAAGGGCGGCAGCCCGCATCAAATATTCCTACCATGTCAGCAGCCGACGTAATGTCCGCTGTAGCTAACTCAGGGGTAGATATGAACAGCCCAAGAGCTAGAGATATCATGAATAACATGGAGCAAAGTGGCGAAAATCCAGAAAATCTTCGAAGGCAACTTGAAAGTTTTAAAAACAAAAGTTTTATGGATCTTAGGGACGAACCAATTGTACAAAGAGATGCTCCTGTAGGATTAGGCACATCTCCCGCAAGAACTTTTGTAGAAAACGAAATAGCAAACAACGACGCTATATTGAATAGAATGGCTCAAAAAAATTATACCGAAAACGAAAGAGACTTTGGTTTTAATGTTGGTGCTCTTATGGATAACCAGATGGTGAATTCAAATCAAACCACACTGCAAGCACTGCTTTCGTTACTTGAAAGTGGTCAAATTTCTGAGGACGAAGCGGAACAAGCTTTCAATAGAATAAAACAAAAAGAACGAGAAGCGGAACAAGCAGCTTCCGTTCAAGCCATGAATGCTTTTAACCAAGCGGCGGAAGCTAGACAAGCTCCACGAGGTTTAAGTTTAAGCCGAGAGGGCCTTAGTATTCCCCCACGAACGTATAAAAGTTCACCAATAAACGTTTATATACCACCTACGGATGATAGTGGGAACTTCTATTACCCAGATGAAAAAAAAGGTAATTAAACATGGCAGATGACCCGGTAATTTCTTTAGTAGAACGAGTAGGCGACGACCCCAAACTTTCTGAAATGGCTTTGGACGTAGAAATAGAAACTATCGGAACACCTATGGGTGTAGAAGAAGGTATTCCAGAAGGCATAGAAATAGAAGCTACCGACGACGGTGGCGCGGTTATTGACTTAGACCCTTCTCAACAAGAGGAAGAAGGTTTTTTTGATAATCTAGCCGAATACCTAGACGATCGCGACCTAGGGTCTATAAGCAACGAGCTTTCTTCTGAGTTTGAAGCAAATAAATCCTCTCGAAAGGATTGGGAAGACACTTATTCCAATGGTATGGAACTGCTCGGATTGAACTACGAAGAGCGAACCACGCCTTTCCGAGGTGCAACCGGGGTTACACACCCCTTATTAGCAGAAGCTGCAACACAATTTCAGGCCCACGCCTTTAATGAACTGCTCCCGCCTAACGGACCCGTAAAAACGGCCATCATGGGGACCCCTACGCCAGAAAAAGAACAGCAAGCGGTCCGCGTAAAAGAATTCATGAACTACTATTTGATGAATGTAATGGAAGATTACACGCCAGAGCTTGATCAAATGTTGTTTTATTTGCCTTTAGCGGGTTCTACCTTCAAAAAAGTATATTTTGACGAGACGTTAGACCGAGCTATCAGCAGTTTTGTACCCGCAGAACACCTTGTTGTGCCTTACGAATGCAGCAGTTTAGATTCCTGTCCAAACATTACTCAAGTTTTGCGTATGCCGCTAAACGAATTGCGTAAAAAACAGGTATCTGGATTCTATAGAGACGTTGCGGTACACCCATCGCAGCAAAATTCGGACTCGATCAGTCAAGAAGTAGAAAACATAGACGGTATGCACCCGTCTAACATAGATTACGACTGCACATTATTGGAATGTCACGTTGATTTAGACCTTATTGGGTACGAAGAACGAGACGAAGAAGGCGAAGAAACAGGCATAAAAGTACCTTATATCGTCACTATTAGTGAAGACAGCGGTCAAGTTCTTGCTATTCGAAGAAACTATCAAGAAAACGACCCGCTTAAAAGAAAAATACAATACTTCGTACACTACAAGTTTTTACCCGGATTTGGCTTCTATGGTTTAGGGCTAATCCACACAATAGGCGGTTTGTCGCGAACCGCGACTGCTGCACTTCGACAACTGATTGACGCAGGAACATTATCTAACCTTCCAGCAGGTTTCAAGGCTCGCGGCCTACGGATCAGAGATGACGAAGATCCTTTGCAGCCGGGAGAATTTAGAGATGTAGATGCGCCGGGCGGAGCGATCCGTGACAGCCTAATGGCATTACCGTTTAAAGGCCCCGATCAAACGTTAATGGGTTTATTAGGTTTTGTTGTTGAAGCAGGGCAACGGTTCGCGACCATTACAGATCTAAAAGTAGGTGACGGAAACCAAGGCGCGGCTGTCGGAACAACGGTAGCTATGTTGGAGCAAGGCACACGGGTCATGAGTGCTGTGCATAAACGCTTGCACTATGCAATGCGGCAAGAGTTTAAGTTGCTGGCAAGAATTATGGCGGAGTATCTGCCCGCAGAATACCCTTATGAAATAGCCAACGCCGACCAGAGCGTTAAGGCAGAAGACTTCGATGACCGCGTGGATGTTATCCCCGTATCGAATCCAAATATTTTTTCACAAGCGCAGCGTATTGCTTTGGCTCAAACTCAAATGGAGTTGGCTTCACAAGCACCTGATATGCACAATCGGCACGAAGCCTTTCGACGTATGTATGAAGCGCTAGGCGTAAGAGACATCGATAAAATATTGAAGGCACCTTCTACCGAAGAACCGCAGCCAAAAGATCCAGCGCAAGAAAACATAGATTCGCTAGAAGCTACAGGCTTACGTGCTTTTGAAGGACAGAATCACGACGCACATATCATGACTCACTTAGTTTTTGGTGCGTCAGGAATTGTTCAAGCTTCACCTGAAATAGCCGTGTCGATGCAAAAACACATTATGGAACACGTAAAAATAAAAGCGCAAGAACAGGCGCAAGTAGTGTACATGCAGCAAATGCAACAAGGTCAAATACCGCAGCCGCAAAGTGAACAAGAGCAGATGATGCAGCTAGAACTGATCACCGCGCAACTTATTGCCGAAGGTATGCAAGAAGTGAAAGCGCTAGGCGACCAAGTAGCAAACGCAGGGGAAGAGCAAGGCCCTGATCCGTTAATCGCGCTCAAACAACAAGAGTTACAGATTAAAGGTCAGAAGACCGAAGCCGACATCGCAATGGACCAAGCGGAACTACAGCTTGACCAAGAAAAAGAAATGCGTAAAGCTGGTGAGTTTCAACAACGGCTACAAAGCCAAGAAGACCAAACGGCTGCTAGAATACAGTCGGCCTTAGATAGAGAACAAATACGTCAACAAAACCAAAACCGAGGACCCCGACAATGAGTTCAGTTAAAATTGTAACCAATTCAATGGAAAAAGCCCCGAAAGCACAAAACCACGCGGACATAAAAGGCCAAGGAACTATTCCTTATGCAAAGACCGTTGAAGAAAAAACCCCCAATACTGAAAAAGCTACAGTAACTACGGGCAAGAAGCGCGGCATGGGTGCAGCCCTACGCGGCAACACGTTTAAGATCTGTTAAGGAAACTGTTATGGCTGGTAAAGGTTTGTATGCCAACATTAGGGCAAAGAAACAGAGAATTAAACAAGGCTCCGGTGAAAAAATGAGAGCGCCCGGAAGCAAAGGCGCTCCGACAAAAGAAAACTTTAATCGAGCAGCACAAACAGCAAAGTTTTCAGGAGGCGGGGAAGTCTTAAAGAAGAACATAGACGGGATCGCAATGCGTGGCAGGACTAGAGCGGGGATGTGCGCGTAACTCAAATGGCTAAACCCTTTGTTTACAAGTGTGAGTTAGACCGGGTAGTTGACGGAGACACCTGCGATGTCAATTTAGACTTGGGCTTTTCTATTATTCTAGCAAAACAACGAGTCCGTCTTGTAGGAATAGATACCCCCGAATCACGGACCAGAGATCTAGCAGAAAAGAAACTCGGGCTACAGGCTAAAGACTTATTAAAAGAATTAACACAAGATGGTTTTGTTTTAGAATCACAGGGGCGCGGCAAGTACGGACGTATTCTTGGCGTGTTGTGGGATTTTGATGGCAACAGTATTAACCAAAAATTAATTGAAGCAGGGCTGGCTGTAGAGTATTGGGGTGGCACTAAAGTTAAAATCTGGGGCGATTATTAATGAAAAAGAAATCAGAGATTCGAATTTTTGCTGACAATGCTCAAAAAAAAGCAAAAATTAGAAGTGTTGGCGGAAACTATGAATTTAATGGCGGCAGTTTAAGTGGACGAGTTAATTTAGGCGCAGGAAGCCCAAGCTTTACGGGTCGGCTTGAGAAAAAAATGCGTGACGCAACTGTTGGTTTAAGCGGCGGCGCGGGTTCTTTCGATAAAGAAATTATGTTTGACATAGCTTTTCCTTTTAAAAAAGGCGGTGCTGTTAAAAAGAAAAAAGCTAAATCCAGAGTTAACGAGTCGGGTAACTATACAAAACCTTCGCTACGCAAACGACTATTTAGCCGGATTAAGTCTGGAGGCAAGGGCGGTAAACCCGGTCAGTGGTCTGCACGGAAAGCGCAGATGTTAGCTAAAGCATACAAAGATGCGGGCGGAGGATATCGGTCGTAATGGCGCTTAAAAAGCCACAGAAGTCTTTAAAAAAATGGACTAAACAAAAGTGGCGTACTAAGTCGGGCAAAAAATCTTCTAAAACAGGAGAACGGTATTTGCCAGAGAAAGCGATTAAACGTTTAAGCGCAAAAGAATACGCAGCTACAACTCGTAAAAAACGAGAAGATACGAAAAAAGGCAAACAGCACAGTAAGCAACCGAAGAAGATAGCAAAGAAAACTAGGCGGTATAGGAAGAAATAATGGGTTTTAAGCTTGCAATGATACTAGGCGCACTTTTACTGGCTTCGTTGGCTGGCTCTGCTTCGTATATTAAGTACCTTAATAATCAAATGGCGGTGCTTAAAGGCAACCAAGTCATCTTAGAAAACCAAATAGAAGAGCAAAATGCGTCAATAGATGCGTATTTAAAAAAGCAAGAGCAGGTTAGCTTTCAGCTAAAAAGCATGGAAGCAGAAAAAAACGAAGCATTGCGAGAGTTTAACAGCCTCAGAGACAAGTTCTCTAAGCACGACATGAACAGCCTAGCACTAGCCAAACCTAAACTTATTGAAACAAGAGTCAACAATGGTACGCGCAAGGTAAAAGAAGCGTTGGTAAAGATTACTGATCCTAACCAGTTTGAACCACAGGAAGAACCTGTTGAAACACCAGAGATAAAAATAGAGGTTCCAGATGCGAAAGCTGATATTCGCGGTTAGCTTATTGTTGGTGGGTGGGTGTTCGATGATGCCCAACACTAAACAAGTCGAGGTTAAAACCATAGCGGAGCGCCCGCCTATGTATCATCCGCCATTGCCAATGGAAATGCAGTTGACGGATGTGCAATTTGAGATACTGACACCCGAAACTATGACAACCTATCTCGGTTTGATTGACGAGAACAAAGCACCGCGCAAACCCTACTATGCGTTGACTACCAAGCAATATGAAAACTTAGCTATGAACATGGCTGAGATAAAAAGGTATACCAAAAACATACTAACTATTGTAAAGTTTTATCGAGACTATGATAAAGGGGAAGACTAATGTTTGAATGGATAACCAATCTTATAGGCATTGTGACCACTATTGTATGCGCTGCAAGTTTTATTGCTGCGGTAACTAATACGCCAAAAGACGA